AAATTCTCTACGATATAAATGCACTTTTCCAGTGTATTTAGAATTTGAAATTTCTCTTTCTTGGATTGTTTCTTTTAAGGCTAGAGCAGTTTTGTTAACTTCTCCTCCAAGTTCCATCCCAGCAGCACGATCTAAATAATCGTATAAACTCATCATGTAAGGTAAATCGTCGTTTGTTTTCATAACTTTTATTTGTTTTAATGGTTTCTAATACGTAAATATACAACAGATATGTTGGGTATCCTAGTTTTAGCAACAATTAAATTTTACGCTTTAGTGGTACTATCATTCTTGGCATACCACCATTATTACCGTATTTAGTTGATACTTCACCAGCTAATTCCCAACCATCTTCTTGCATTTTTGCAACATCCCTGTTAACCATTATGATATTGCCTTCAAATATGTAAAATTGATAACTACTGCTAACAACGTGTATATCACATTGCTTGGTAGTTTCTTTTTTACTAAATAATCGTTTTATCCAATTCATTTTTTTATCTATTTAATTTTGTTATTAATTTCGCAACGTGCCATACACAAATAAGTTATAACAAATAATTTTTTAATCTACTAATTTCCTTTTTTTTAGCCTATTGTACTAACTTAGATTCTTTATACGCCATTACCTCAAAAAATAACTTGTAATAACAGCACATAAAACAAAAAACTACTAAACGTACCATTTAGCAATTTTTATATATTCGTCTACTACTTCTTGTAAACCTATTTCATTTAACAATTCACAAAGATAGTCATCAGCATTACAATGAGCTATTTCTGTATTTCCATTGGTTTGTTCTTCTTTTAGTTTAGCTATTACAGCTTCTTTAATTTCTAATTGTTTTTTTGTTAGTTTCATTTTTATTAAATTTATTTATTATTATCCGTTTCTTTTTTTATCTGCATCCGTTATGCCACAATTAAAAATTATCTAAATATGCGTTTGCTTCTTCTATTCTTAAATCTATATATCCTGTCTCCTCTAAATGCTTATCGAAAATAATTTTTAACAGTTCCCTTTGGTGGCTAACACCGTGTAAACGTAATTGCTCTTCAGCGTATTCTTCAGCAATGTTTGCACATTGGGCAGAGATTATTTGTTTTCTTGGTTTACTATCTAGCCATTTATCAAACCTGTCTAATAATTTTTGTCTTTGTTCTGTCATATCTATTAAATTTATTTATTAATTAACGCAACTACGCTTACACGAATCCGTTATATAATAGGTAAATTATTTATTTTTCTAAATCTGTTTGTATTGTGGATAACGTTTAAATAGTCTAATTCATCAAACATCATATCAAAATGGTCATTCATATTTGCTTTAGGTTTTGAATTTAAACCATTTTCCTTATACCAAATACCTTCTAAAGCTGCCATTACTGGGTTTGAAGTATCAATTGATTCAATTCGAGGGTTATTGTCATACCAACCAAATTCTTGAGGTATTGCACATCCTAATAAATGAAATTTGACATCTTTTAAATGGGATAAATTTAATAAGCCTTGTACAAATCGTACTCTACCTAATGCCTTTCCCATATCCACATTGGTGTGTGGGAAAAAATCGTTATACCAAGTAGCACCATAAGATACACATAATTTATCGTAACCTAATTCCCTTAATAACCCAGCACATAAATAAGCATCATTTTTATCCTTACCTTGGATTACTGCTATCTTTTTAGTTTTTTCCGGGAATTTGAATTGTTTCCAATATTTGGCTTGTGTCGCTGTTTGATGACAATCCATCCAAACATCAGGAACCATAAATTCATCAGGTTCTAATTCATTAACCCAATATAATAAACGTTTATGGTTATATGCTTCTCCTAGTTCGTGTAAAGAATTATCCATTACTATGTAACGCCCTTTTGCTTTAGCATCTCTAAAATATGCTAAGTATTCTTCATCTATATCTAATAAATGGGGTAATATATATTCGTAATCATTAAACTCGGGGGAGGCTGTTAATAAACAGCGAGGTACTTCGTGTGATACTTTCATATACTGTTATTTTTTATAATACGGATTAAAACTTCTAAGTCACCTAAATGTTTAATAATACATGATGGGAAATCAAATATACTTACTTCCCAACCATCTTTTATGGATGCTTCACTATCATTTGTAATTAAACAAATATCACCTATATCAAGTGTATAGTAGTACCAATCCTTCTCCGAACCTGAACTCTCTATTGTTTCACGTTGTATTTCAAATCCTAAATCTTTAATTTCTTGTTCTTTCATAATTTAAATAATTCGTAATTACTATTTCCTGTCTTAAATTTAATATAATCCTCTCGTTGTTCTACAATTTCTGTTACTGTTGTAGTTTGCCACGTAAAGAATCGATTAAACGGAGACATGATTAAACTTCTACCAATAGCAACTTCTTGAAATTGTTCTTTGAAACTTCTATCTTCATTCCATTCTACCCATTTAATACCTTTAGATTGTTTTGTTAATCCATCTCGTTCTCTTACGAGTTTCCAATTAAATTCATTTTCAATTACACCTTGTTCTACCGCCAATTGGAGGATCTCATCTAAACCTAAGGTTACCGGTATTTTAATTTGTTTTAATTTACTCATCTTTGTTTTGGTTTATATGATAATGAAATTCCTATATTAATCCACCCTATTATCAATTCATATTCTCCATTAAGATATGTATCGTAGGTTATCTTAATGTATGGTAATATATGGAATTGACCTACTATTGTGTATTTACTTATTCTCATTTTCCCCTTTTTCTTGTTTTATAAGGTAATTCTTCTTCTAAATATTTATTTATTGCATCTATTTTATCCCACAACTCTTTTAAATGAGCTTGTCTAGGGATGTCATCTATGTTATGTTTAATCATTATTTTGTTTTTAATTGCTCTAATTCGTTTTCCAGTCTAGAAATACTACCCCATATTGGATTTGCGTTCGGGTCTATTTCTTTGATTTGTTCAACCAATTCAGTTTGTCTTCCTCTATCATAGAACCTATCTTCAATAGCACTTGCCAATTCTTGCAAGTGTTCTGGTGCATAAATTGAAATTCTTAAATCATAATCATGCCATTTGGTTTTCCAATCGACAAACATAATACCCTTAGTTAATTTATTTTCTAGGTTATGCAGTCTACGATTTCTGACCCTAACTACTGAGTTATCTGAACCGAAAAGGTGTAAAAATCTTAAGAACCATCTTGGACACCATTTAGGTTTTGCTTCATAATCTAAGGCAAGAACTAATGGAAATAAGGCTTTATAATAGCTACTATCCTCGTTCCAAATTGAAGTTCCTAAATATCTGTATTTCTCAGCGAAATCCTTTGGAAAGAAAACAGCCCAAACATCCTTGATGTCTATATTTCTAGTATAAATCATTCCTTTAGAACGACCTTTCCAGAACAATATACTATACAGAAACATTTTTGCGAATGACACTACCTTTTCCTTAAAGGTTCTACTGTCCTTAAATTCAAATTTACTTTTTCCCATGATTAATTCCTCTTTTATAACTTATAATATTGTACTTTGGGTATTTCTCTTCTATAAGATAATAAAGATCTATCAGTTCTCCACGACATTTTAAACATTCTTCTACAACTTGTTCTTTTTCAATATTAAAGTGTTTAATAAATTGTTGGTACAAGGCTTCTAATCTATCAAATTCATCTTTATTAAAATCTTCCCATAATCTTTTTCTACGTGCTTTTAACATCGCCGAATTTTCAATGAATTTTTGATAATCTATACCACATTCTGCTTCAAGATCATTTAACATATACTCACATAAGTATGCTTGCCATGAATAACATGAAGAATCAAAATCACCATTAAATATTTTATCTCTAAAATCAGATTTATAGGGTAGTGGTTTGTTTTTAGCTTCATACCACCTCCACCACCTAAACCTATTATAATTTAAAGGTTGAAATTTTTTTAGGTTTTTTTCTATGGTTTGTTTTGTGTGTGGAATTCTAAACATATGTTATAACCTGTTACAAATAATTTCTATATTATTTCCTTCAAATTTAACCCCAATAACCTCCAATGGGATTTTACCCCCTTCTATATGTTCTCTCATGAATTTATTCAATTCAAAAGACCTAAATGGAATTACTACTTGGTCCTCTATTTCAGAACCATCTTTCCAAAATACATTTTGCTCAAATTTACTCATAACCCTTATTTTTATTATTATACCGTGAATATACGAACCCTACTTCGGGTAACCTAATTTTTTTTAATAGGTTTTGGTTTCATCATCATTAGGTTTTGGGCTCCTAAATTGGTTTACGTAATCTTTTAAATTCATTGTTTTTCCATCTCTTCGAGTTAATGTTAAAGTTGGGTCTACTACTATTTCTGAATAATGTTCTCCATCATTACCATTCTGGCCTATAATGTTCATTCTTTTTTCTGCTACTTCCCAGTCAAAATCATCCTTTGCAATTTTTAATGCTTCATTAGGTTCTGGTAATTCGTTGTCTAAATCATTTAAACCATCTTGAAGTGTGTGGTCCCAATCCTCTATAGCCTCCTCAAATATGTCATATTTGTCTACTACTTTACGCATACCCTCAACATTGACTCTATCTTCTACCGTTTCACCGTATAAGTTTTCTTTATATTTCTTTTTTGGGTATGCTTTTTCAAAAGCAAAGTTAGAGGCAATTACAAGAGATATAGCTAAGGGGTCAAATACAAATATTATAATAAGTAATAGTACATTTATGATTTTATCCATAGGATAACCCGTCAAACTCGATAGATACTGCAGTGGCCCTAACTCACCAGCTACTTCGGTGTTATTATCAAGTTTCAGTACTTGTAGTTGGAATTTTTGTAAACTATCAGAGGCTACAATTCTTTTTGATTGCGCCATTTTACGATTCTCCTCCTCAACGTTAATACGACTCTGCGCCATTCTAAGTTCGGCAGTTGAGACTGTTGTTCTAACGCCCCCAGATACCGAGGCGTCTTGTATTTGGATCGCTGTAGCTTTAGCACTAGATAAAGTACTAATATTACTAGATATTCTTTCAATTTCTGTATCATATCGTGTTACATCATTTTGATAAAAGTCGATTTTTTGTTGAATAAAAGATTTTTGGTTTTCAACCACAGACAATTTAGAATATGTCTCTTGATAAGCAGCACTTAAGAAACCATAAATACCCATACTAGTAATCAATACTAATACTACAGTAGCTATAGATAAATAAGTTCTTAATGTTTTGTTGATTGAGTCCCAATATTGGTACAACAATGATGCTGTTATTAGTTTAGCAAATTCTAATGAACCCGCCATTATAATAACTTCTAGAGAAGCTCCAGCAAATAGTTTGCTAAGACCACTAACTGAATAGTAAGCGGCCGAGGTTGAGACTGATAAGGCTGCAAATGCGATTAGGAATGGGAATATTCCTTTAGTTATTTTTTCCATCATAACCATAAATATATGAAAGAATTAACTACAAGCCAAATTATTATCTAATTCCCTTATGGTTGTCGATTTTATCTAATATCTTATTTAAAACTTCTAATTTAATAAAACCTGACATTGATGCGTTTTTTAAAACACTAATTAATTGAAATACTACAAGGGGCATTAAAACTGTTTCACTTAGCCACCCCATTGCCGGGATACTTTGTTCTAAAATTAATATACCGGTTAATATAACAACCCAATAAACTAAAGTTCTTAATATTTTAATTGCTTTATAAGTTTTAAAACCTTCTTTTTTAATACCCGCAATAATACCAAAGAACCCATCCATAAAAACTAATGAGGTAATTGCTAAATATTGTTCAGCGTTGTTTACTGTAAGGTTCATAAAATATGAACATATAAATGCTATTGACATGCTACTTGTGGCTATAAGGAAATTAGTGGTTTTCATTTTTGGACTAAGTCTTTAGATTCTATTAATGTATATGAAAATGAATTACCATATAAATCGGAGGATTTATAAGCCAGCTCCATTAAATGGTTAAAATCATTTTCTTTTGAAAAAACTTGACACCCCGCAGACCATTTATCAATTTGAGTTGAACCATTAACGCTTGAACCTGCTTTATGAATATTAATCCCAAAATTTCCTTCTTGAATATTTTCTTTTAACATATCATATCTATTATTTTTGTTACTATCTCTATAAACTTTAACGGGTTTTTCTTGCCCTAAAGCCTCATATTTTCCTTGGTGTTTTCTGATTTTGTGTGATCCTCTATATTGGTTAGGGACTAAGATCGCGACTCCAGATTTGTTCATTATGTTTTGTTCCCAATGCTTTCCGGGGTCTGTTGTAGCATCCCACTCGTGGTATTTTAATTCACCCTTTACTGAATAGGAAATAGTAATTTTATCATCAAACTTATTAGTAACTTCTTCATTTGTACTTGAGTTTCTAATTCCAACTATGTTGAGGTTGTAATCTCCCCCTTCAAACCACTTATATCCTTTAGATTCGACTGCTTTTTGGACTTTCTCCCTTGTATACTTCATTAATTTTTACGTAATATATTTGTAATATAACAGTTGGTGATTTAATTATAACTATGAAAAAAAGAGGTGCTAATGCACCTCTCTTTATATTTTTTTTAATTATTTTTAAATTACACTTTCTGCAGTTACTCTAATATTTGATATTTTAAAAGTACCCTTACATACATCAGACCAATCTTTACAAGCAGGGTCATTGTAGTTATACCATTCATCCCCATTAATTTTATATTGGTCTGGTGAGTACCCTTGCCAGTATGAGGCTACTATAGACCACCCGCTTTCCATGGTAGCTTTTAAATCATTAAGATTATCAATACTACTATCATTACCTTTAGTATGTGATAGAAAATCATACACTATAACACTATTGCTACCTTGGGAGTAAGTAACAGTCATATTAGTATAATCAGTATTAAAATCAATTGTAATATCAAAAGGTTTTGTTGGGTCTATTTTAGTTGCATCATTAACTCCACTTCCAGGATTAGATAAATAATCTTGCTTCCAGCAACTGTTTGTATTTATTGAATTTAAATAAGAAAATTCTAAACTTTCTTTATTAGATGAATTACTTGAACCTAAATGAACTGTGGTTTGGGAAAGTACATTTCCGTTAGTTTCCATAAAGTCAATCTCGTTACAATATGTAGATGACCCCCCAGCATCACAATACCCAGGACCACCATTTACCATATAAAATGATGCATTTACAAAATTTAAATTGTTTAAACCCGATAAATCTACAGTAGCTGTAACTTTAGTTACGTTTTTGTATTTTTCAATAGATTGAACTCTACCTTCTCTAAAATCAATTGACCCATCAGAGTTAATTGTAGGAACTACACCACAATATTGACCTTGAACTCCATTAAATGTTGGAGTAAATGTGGTTGTAGTTAGTGTTGATTTGTTGTTACAACTAAATAACATTGTAGCTGCAACGATTAATAATAATACTTTTTTCATTTTTTTTTGTTTTTAATTGTTTTTAATTGTTTGTTGTTTATATTCAAATGTGGAAAATATTCAAGACATGCTTACCCATCACAAGAGGTGCAATCACTCATTCTAGATCCTAAATCTCCTTTAATAACACTGTCAGTTCTTAAATAATAAAGTGTTTTTACCCCAAGCTTCCAAGCTTCAAGATGTACTTGATTAATCCATTTTGGTGAATCATTTACATCAAACGCTAAATTTAATGATTGAGTTTGATCAATATAACGTTGACGTATAGCTGCTTGACGTATTAATTCTAATTGGTTAATTTCAGGGAATGTAAGGAATATTTCTTTTTCTCCTGGTGTTAAAATATTATCAGGTAAACCTTGTACTGATCCATCTTCTGATAGCATTTGATCCCACCATTGGTCTTTATCCTCACCTTTAGAAATTAGTATTTTTTGTAATTCTTTATTTTTTCTGATGAATGTTCCTTTAGCCCCATTAAATGTGTAAATGTTTGCAGGTAAGGGTTCAATACCAGCACTAATACCACCTACAATTACTGAATTTGATACTGTTGGTGCTACTGCTAATAGATGAGTATTTCTCATACCTGTTCCTCTACACCATAATGGTTCACCATATTCTATAGCCATTTCCATAGAGGCTTTTTCAGCTTTTTGTCTAATATCGGAAAATATATTTTTAGTATGAGCTGTAGATGCTATAGAATTAAATGGTAATCCCTTTTGTTGTAAATATGAATGCCATCCCATTACACCTAAACCTAAAGCACGTCCTTTACGGGCATGGTTATAAGTTCTTTGTAATGAGTCTTTACCTGCAGATTTATCAATAAACTCTTGCATTACACCATCTAAGAACCAAGTAGCTACTTCAACTGTATCTGTATCTTTCCACTCTTCATATTTTGCTAAATTTAAAGAAGATAAACAACAAATAAATGAATGTTCTTCATCTGTAAATAAGGTAATTTCAGAACAAATGTTTGTCATTGATACCTCTAAATTATTTAATCTATAGGCAATTGGGTTATCCTTATTAACATTATCCTTATACATTATATAAGGTTCTCCAGTTTCCATTCTTGATTTTAAAATCGTAGCCCATCTATTCATTGATTCCGGGTCTCTAGCTTCTAATTTTCTCATAAATGAATCACCTACAACAACACATTGGTGTAAGTTAAGACATTGTCTGTTAGGATCACCTTTTGGTCTACGAATTTGTAAAAACTCATCAATGTCTCCGTGTTCAATATCTAAATTAACAGAGGCTGCTCCTCTTCTTACATTTCCTTGATTAGTGGCAATAATTGATGAATCAAATATTTTAGCCCAGGGTACTACTCCTTCACTTTTACCATTTCCAGTGATTCCTTCTCCGCGTTCTCTAATGCGAGATAACGATATACCTACACCACCACCTGAGGCGGTTAATTTCATTAGTTCCGCGTTAGTTAAACCGATTCCACGTATTGAATCAGGTGTATCAACACCAAAACACGAAATAGGTAAACCCCTATCAGTTCCCATATTTGATAAAACAGGTGATGCTAAACCCAACCAACCATTCCACATTATCTTGAAAAATTTTGGGGCTAATTCTGGTTTTTTTAATCTTATAGAAGCGGCATTAGATACTCTTCTATAAGCGGTTTTTACTGTTTCATTAGGTAATAGATATCCTTTGCTAATTGTAGCTAAAGATATTTCATCCATCCATTCTGGGTATTCTTTACCTGCAGTCCATTGACTGTAATCAACTTGTAATGCGTTGTTTTCCATATTTTAAAATAAACTATTTGCGTCCCAATTTTGGACACCTTTACTATAATTTGTTACTCTCGAAGCAAAGAAATCTGTGTGTTGTTTACCACCTGATAAACTATCAAACCATTTCATTCTTTTTACTGCATCCTTATCTATACCATTAACAACAGCACCATACCCCAAATCACCCATTTTAGTGTTTACTCTATGTTTAATAAAAGATACTAGATCATATTTAGGGCACCCTTTTAAATCTCCCATTTCATATACTTTATCAATAAAATCTAATTCTAATTTTAAAGATAATAATGCTGCTTCTTCAATATCTGCTTTTAATTCAGGAGTGTTAAATTCAGGATGTTCTTGCATTAATGTTCTAAATAACCAACACCCGGCATCTGAATGTAATGATTCATCTCTGATACTCCACTCAACTATTTGTCCTACTCCTTTAAGCTTATTATCCAATTTAAAGGATAATAAAACCGCAAATGATGAAAATAAATTAACACCCTCTGTAAATGCAGAAAATATGGCTAAGGATTTAGCTCTTTCGTGCCAATTAGCTTCACCATTATGAGAATCTCTAACTTTAGTTAGTGCTGATATTTTAGCCATTGTAGCTTCATCTTCTAGGAACTCACTAAAATTGTCTAATCCTAGTTCCTCGTTTAACAAAGAATAAGCTTCAGCGTGGATAGTTTCAAACGCCCCAAATGTAACAGCCATTTTAATTATTTCAGGTTTTCTAAACCAACTTGTTACTAGAGTAGTCCAGTAATCATTTACGACAGTTTCAGTTTGAGCAAATCCTTTTAAGATAGTACCAATAATATTTTTTTCAAAGTCTTTTAAACTTTGTTTCCAATCATTAACATCCGACATCATAGGAACTTCCGTATGTAACCAATGAGCTTGATGTTGTTTTAACCAATAATCTGATGCCTCTTGGTATTCAAAGGGTTTATAAACAATTCTTTCTTTCGTAATGTCTCTTTTTGCCATTTTTTAATTAATGTATTTTTAAATTATTTATACTTTATCAAAACCAAATACTTCATTCTTTACTTCATTAAGTTTAGAGTGCATCATTTTTTTATGTTGGGGGTCAACATCATCATAACTATTAGATCGAGTACTAGGAGTCCAAGTCTTTTCTTCCTCCATATTTGCATTATATTCTCCATGAACTTCAAAGTGACCTATAGAAGTATCTGCTTTAGCAGAAAAGGTAAGTCCATCCATACCGTATCGGTTTTTCATAATATGCAATCTAGCGGTATTGTTAACTTTATCTTCCTTTTTACGTGAAAGAGACATACAGAAATCAGTAATCATTAGTTTATCATATGATCCTGCTGCTTTATCACCTTCAATTACATCATCTTTAGCCCCTGCTCTATTTACTTGAGACACTGACCAGATAGGAATATTTAATTGCTTAGCTAAACCTTTTGTACTTTGATAAATATCATCAATTTCATCCTTACGTTCACGATTTGTTTTTCTTGATGAAAGAAGGTCAACATAATCTATAATTACTAAATCAGGTTTAAAACCCATACTAGTACATTTGGAGATATGGGATTCTATAGTTGAAATTGTTGCCCTACCTGTTGGGTATTCTTTAATAATTAACTTACCGGGTAGTTGAGGAACAAGTTCTTCAACTTTTTCTTTATTTGAATCTAGCTCCCTAACATCAATTTTAGTAAAGAAGGCATCATATCTTTTACCTACATATTCTTCACCTAATTCTAGAGTATAATGTAAAACTGTATACCCCATTCTGACCGCTATTCCCCCTAAGGATACTAAAGCCCAAGATTTACCACCTCCGGGATTACCAAATATAAGACCAAAGTCACCATTACCTAACCCACCTTGAAGTAGGTTGTTAATTTTATCCCAAGGGGTCGGGATAACGCTTCTTGAACTTGCTCTATATCTTTCTTCAATATCTTTAACATATTCGTGTCCTACATTTTTATCTTGTCCCGCTTTTAAGGCATTATCAACTAAAGATCTAATACCGTCAAAATCTCCTGCTTTTAATAAATCAACAGAGGTCATTAATGCCCTTTTTAATTGTTGATTTCTACAAAAATTAGTAAATTCCTCCTTTACATACTCTAAATCATCATCAGATGAAATATAAGCTATCTTTAATTGTTCTTTAATTGCAATTTGTAATACTTCATTATCTACTTTTTGTAATTCAATTTTTAATGTTTCTAATGAAGGTGTAGTATGGTATTTCTCATAATAATTTAATACCTCTTTTATAGCCCATTTATGTGCACTGTTTTCAAAATATTCTTCAGATATAATATCATGAATATTAACCAAAAAATCTTTATGGGTTAATAATGATGATAGAACTTTAACCTGAAAGTCATGTCCGTATTGCTGAAGTGTTTTGAGTGTCATTAATTTTTATAACCTTTAAATTGTGAAAATATATCTGATATCCAATATTCTAGATTTCTTATCATTCCTCCTAGTTGATCTTCATTATATAGTTGGATAAATAAATCTGATTGTAATTCGGGGATATCTTCATTGATTAAATTATCAATATGCTTTTTCCCTCTATCATCAATCAAAGGTATACTTAGATCCATAACTTTATAATTAATTTCAATTCTAGCTTGTTCCTGAATTATACGTGAATATACGACATGCTCCTTGTATTTCCTAGCACAGATATCGAAAATATCATCTAAATTTAATTTCTGTGTTTTTAACTCCGGGAATTTTTTAAATATTCCTTTTTCACCTAAACCTTTAATTCCCTTTACATTATCAGAATTATCCCCTAAAAGTGTCTTATATAAAATAAAATTAGAAGGTAATAAACCAAATTTTTCTTCTACTACTTTTGGAGTATAATATTCCTTCTCCATGGGTCTGTATAATATAATCTTATCAGTTACTAATTGAACAAAATCCTTATCAGATGATACTATAAAGCATGTAGAATTATGTTTTTCAACTAATTTTTCAGCTAATACTGCTATAATGTCATCGGCTTCAACTTTATCTAGTATAGTGGTTTTAACTGGTAGTAATTTTAAGTATTGTATTATACGTACAATTTGGTCAATTTTAGAGTCATGTTCTTCTTCTAGACTATCAAATGCCTCCCAATTAGTAATTCTAGATAAATTCCTTGTTCCTTTATACTCGGAGAGCAAGTTCTTACGATTTACCGTTGAACCTGCTCCGTCGAATACTACATAAACAGAAGTTGGATTTGTTTGTCTAATCATGGCACCTAAAGAGCGGAAAAATCCACCTAACCCTCCAACGTGAACACCATCAGGGTTAACCATATTCATCATGGCAAAATTTCTAAAAAATAAATTTAGACCATCTAAAATTAGCACCCTATCATGTCTTTTTAAAGGAGTTTCTTCCCCATGCTCTTGGACAGTATCCAAGAGTTTAAATAACTCTTTTTGTTTCATGTTTTTGTTTTATAAGTCCTGTTCGTCGAAAAGTACAGGGGTTACATCCTCTTGATCTTCTACAATTTCAAATACTCCTCCTCCTAAGATCCTAGACCATTCATCTTGATGTTCTTTCTTATAGGCATTTTTATCTTTATCAGTATCTTCAATAAACCCGTGAGTTGTCATAACGATTTTACCTCTTGACTGAATACCATTAACGTGGTTTTTATCAATTTGTAAATTTGTACGTTTACCCCATTCTACTTGTTTACCACCTTTAATTGCTTTAATCTTAGATGTACCAGCATTTGAAACATTACCAAATGTAACTACAAATGTTGCATCATACCACATAGCCATTCCACCTTTGTTCATCATCTTAGGTTGCCCCATAGGTACTTCAGCTTTAGCTGTCCAAACTTTGTTTATACAAATTAAGGTATTAGTATATGGTGCTGATTCTTTACGAGACATTACAATACTTTGGTTAACTGTATTACCAAATTGTGTTGACATGGCACCTGCATTCCATTCGTTATTATTTTTTAGTTTTTCAACTGACATAGCACATGGAATTGAACCAATTGAATCCCAGAAAAATGCTAAATCATAAGGTAGATTACCTTTTTTCTGTTCGTTTTGTAGATCCATTATAAATGCGGCTACATCCTCAATAGTATGTAATGTTTCTCTATCAACGTAGATAAAGTTTCCATCATAATCTACAATTTCACCTTCATCATCTTTAATTAGATTAACTTGTAACCCCATTTGAGCTGCATGTTCCCAATTCCATTTCATCTCGGTAATGATAAAAACAGGTAATATCCCCATTTTTTGAGCTTCAACTGCTGCTTCTAATAAAGCGGTAGTTTTACCAGTATCAGAATGGCCTCTAAGTAATGTAATGTGACCCATTGGTATACCCGGTACTCCAGCAATTTCTTGAAATGCAGGGGATAAGGGTATCCATCGTTGTTCTTTAAATTTGACGTTTTTATCTAAACCTTTAGAAGATTTAAATTTATTAAGATCAAATTTACTCTTAATCTCGGCAGACACTGCTGCCGAGAGAGACTTTGATATTTTTTTCGCCATATTTAGAAAGGAAGATCATCCTTTTCATCATTAGAATCACCATCAAACATAGAATCAAAAGCATCTGCCTTTTTTACTTTAACATTACTAGTATCTAAACTAAAATTAGCATTAGAGTTTGTAGATGCTGCGGGTGTTGGGAAAGCGTTTTCACTTAATTCTTCATCCTCTTCAGGAGATAACCATTTTTCTAAAGCAGATTTAATTTCATCAAATGTGAATTGTTTAAATAAACCATCATTTGGGTTTGGTTGTTCACTTGTCCAAGTTTCTACTTGAGAACCTTCACCTAATGGTGATGTTTTCATACGAACTCTTATTGATGATTTGTTGTAAGGAGTTCCAGTTGATTCTGGTCCTACTGTTTCTACTGTAAGGTCTCTACCATTTACAATATCGGTATAATCTCCAATTTCATCATCAACAGCAAGTGCTAATAATTCTTCATATACTTGTTTACCAAATTGCCATAACCTAGTACCTTTGTCTTCTTCACCTCTAACTACTACAGGAACGAAGTAACGTGTTTTAGGGTCTAACTTCTTAGCAAGTAGAAAATTTTCCTTAGTATACTCTTCTCTAAGCTTTGCAGCAAATAGAGCAATAGGATCTTTCTCACCATAACTAAGAGGAGAAAGCATTACTTTGTTAGTAATACCATAGTAAAATTTTAACTCTGAAAATGGGTTGGATGGATTGTACTGTGAAGGTACAATTCTGATTTGTTGTTTTCCTATTGATGGTTTCCAATAGATGGCCGAATAGTCGATTTTTTGACCTTGTTGGGGTTTTGACTGAAGTCCCTCTAACTTCTGTTTAATTGCATTTAAATCCATAATGTAACTTTATTTTTGTTTATAACTGTTTATGTGTGACTAAATATACGAAGCCCCTCTCGGGACTCCTAATTTATTTTAATATACTTTTATTTTTTTTTATACTTCTATTATTTTATAAATTTTTGTATTTAATTGATTTAAGGTATTGTGTTGGGTAAGTAAAATACAATTTTTGTAATGTTGCCAATCAACTCTAAATTTTGTATCTACAATACCTCCATTTAATCCTTTAATCAATTCGTTTAAAGCATTAATAGTATAAAGAGTATTTGACTCTTTTTTTCTATGTACTAGAATAGTATTTTCTGGAATAGAATACACATTTCCCTGGTCTACGTTGTAAGTAACTACATATTCATCCTTACCCATAATCTCGAGGACAAACATTTTATTATATATAATTGTATATTTCGATTGAATATCCTCTAATAGGTTATCCAAATTCTCTAAATCTGTAAAAGTACAGAATAATTTATTGTCCAAGTCTTTAATATTTTGCAACGATGTTGTAACATCATAATTCATATTATACGTATTCGGACTTCTATTTAAAATCATAGTCATAACCTTGTTTTGTTTTTATATTTAGTTTATATTTCTCAAAAATAACATCAATTTCTTTTCTAATGTATTTGTCTTCCTCACTCAAATCAAATAAAAACGAATCATAAGTATATAATACCAGTTTAGTCTTTTTATCGACTAACATACTACACATATCCCACAATATACGAACATTCATTGACGTCTCCAAATTTTGTAACAAGTAATTAAATAATTTTTGTGGGTTCATTTCACCCAGGTTTTCTTTTTTGTATAAAAAATCAGAAACCGGACACGTTATTTGTCCTTCACGCTCAAATTTTTCCCATAGTTCTCCTACATATTTCTCAATTCCTTGAAAGAATTCCAGCTTTTTATACTTTTCAAAAACCCCTCCGTATAGTTGTTTAAATGTTAATTCTTTAGCTTTGTTATAATCGACTTTGTATAGTTCGGAAAAGTGAGTGTGAATATCACTAGTGGGGAAACTATAATTAATGAGACGACAAGACAAGCTAGGATGGTAAGCACTAATATCAACTTCATACAAAATGTCATTGCTTGGGATAAAAGATTTCCTACATCCATTTTCTTTATTAAGGGCTGCATAGTTTACATTATTAAATTTGTTAGACGGTCTAGTTGTTGTTGTTTTTAAGTTGAACTGAGTGTAGACATATTCACCATTAACGGGGTGGAAATGTTGTTCGAAGGTTTCATTGTGTACTCGTATTCCACTTCGCTCGATGGCGTTGAATACCAAAGATACTTTATTGTTATAGAATTCATCATATTTTGTTTTTTCTTTGTTTATATTCGCTTTTAGATCCTCAAAAATAGTCTCGCACAATTCATAGTGTTTAACAATAGGTATAATTAAGTTTAACTCCGGATTATCTTTATGTTGCCTATAGTATAACTCGTGTGTTTTAGTTGTGGGGCGTATATACGTAGTAGGTGGTGTGTTTATGTCATAGAAAGCTTTGAAGCAATCCGGAAAATAATGTAATATTTCTTTTTTATCCCTACAATATAAAGTTTCGAATTTGTTTAGTAAATCGGTTATACGCGTGTTTAACGCATTCAAAGCTTCACTATGCGTAATGCATACCATAAAACCTTTACGTGCATTAATTGGTCTAATATACACCAAACTTGCGTGGTTTTGTGCCGGGTGAATGGTGTCATTATAAGGGATTACCTCAATAAAAGCCTCTTTGAAACCACTATTTATTAAAACACTTAATTGCTCTTCGTCTTCTATTAACCAATACATTTATAACCATTTTACTCCAATATACGACAGATTTATCTAATATCCACCCTCTCTTGCAATATTCTTCCTAATTGAAGTACCTACTTCTCTATTAACCATAGGGTAGATTTTAATTTTGGTAATTTCTTCGCCTTTAAATGGGATCAAAACTTTGTGAGGGGAACCAGTATGAAATCTACCTTCCATAATTACTCCTCTAGTTGAATATACGTGGTAGTAGCCCTCATAATTTTCATTTGTATCTTGAACCTTTAATTCGCCTCCTCTAGTTGAATAATACTCATTTTTTAAGGGACGGTAATATTTTAAATACCTACCTTTAAAGAAATTTGAAAACCCCATAATTTTATTTTCTTTTTCATATAATAAAGCTATATTTCTGTTAAT